ATGGTCAGATGCATTCTGGTAAAGCACACACTAAAACAAGCAAACCTGTTGTACATCTTAGTAAGCTATCAAAAGCAGCAAAGAAAATAGCGAGGGCGTAATGGCAAAACGTGGTTTATATGCTAACATTCATGCTAAAAGAAAAAGGGGAGAGAAGATGAGGAAGAAGGGTGCAAAGGGAGCACCTAAACCCGGAGCGTTTGCTAGGGCAAAACGTACAGCTAAGAAAACATAGGAGATTAACTGTGGCTTACAGTGACAAGTTACTTGACCACTACGAAAACCCTCGCAACGTAGGGACACTAGACAAAGATGAAGAAGGTGTAGGCACAGGCTTAGTAGGTGCACCAGCATGCGGTGATGTTATGAAGCTGCAGATCAAGGTTGATGCGGATGGTATCATTCAAGATGCTAAGTTCAAGACCTTTGGTTGTGGCTCTGCTATTGCTTCGAGCTCACTAGTAACTGAGTGGGTCAAGGGTAGGACAGTGGATGAGGCTTTAGAGATAACTAACACAGACATAGCTCAGGAGCTGGCACTACCACCAGTTAAGATACACTGCTCTATACTAGCTGAGGATGCTATCAAGGCAGCTATTGGTGACTATGTAAATAAGTGTGCCTGTACATGATAACAGTAACAGACAAAGCAAAAGAGTATATGAAGAGTGTGCTTATGAACGGCGACAAAGTTACACTTGGTGTTAAAGGTGGTGGCTGTTCTGGTTTCCAATACGTATGGGGTCTTAAAACTGATCACCCAGATGTAATATGGTCTGATCCTATTGCTGAGGTACTGGTACTTGATCCACTGGCAGAGATGTATGTGATGGGTAGTGAAGTAGACTACATCACTGAGCTAGGTGGGTCATACCTTGCAGTTAAGAACCCTACCAGCACAAGTAGTTGCGGTTGTGGTGAAAGCTTTGGGGTTTAAATAAACAATTAAGATGGAGTTATACTAATGTTTTCTTTACTAGGGCCAGTTATAAGCGGTATATTTAATATAGGTAAGTCCTATATGGAAGAACGTAAAGAAGTTAAGATGGCTGTGCATAAGCAGCAGATAAGAAAGATTGAATCAGATGATAAGTGGGAAACACTACAGATACAAGGAGGTTTAAATAGCTGGAAGGATGAGTTCCTTACACTATTAGCCTGTGCTCCCTTGATCATGGTGTTCTTCCCAGACCTCCGACCATACGCTGTAGCTGGTTTCGAAGTCTTGTCTGACCAGACACTTGTACCTGAGTGGTACTTGTATCTTGTCAGTGCTGTCTTTGCTGCTGGTCTTGGTGTTAAGAGTCTTGTTGGTGGAATTAAAAACTTGAAGGGTTAGTTAGATGTATAAAGTTATGCAATTAAGTACTGTAGTTTTAGTACTGACATTGTTTTTAAGCGGGTGTAGTACCACTCCTCCTGTTGCTGAGTGTGACAGTGAAAGAAAAACTGTTAAGTACTGGGCAGATAAGTTTGACATTGAAGAACTTAAACCTTTAAAGGCTAAACAAAGACTTAAGTTTCTTAGATGGTATAATAATACAGTACCTATTACTGATTTTAATCCTGATAAAGTATACCTTATAAACCTTAACAAAACTAGTATGGGGTTTATGTTTGAAACAAAGCAATGTGTTTCTCAAATGGGGCGTGTACCTTGGGATCAATTTATAGAATGGTTAGGTGAAAAAGGGGCGTAGTTTAACTACCTACCTCTTTAATAAGCCTCTTCAGATACCACTCAGCCTTACGTAGGTCCTCATCAGGCTTCCCTTTGTAGCCGTACCTCCACTGGTACTTGAGTGCGTTACCTTTGAGGTAACCATTGAACTCCTCCTTTGTCATGCTGGCCTGTATAGCATCAATACACTCAATGCCATGCTCATTGTGGTTGTAGTGTGTTGGATGATTAACCACATCTTCTTTGTAACTATCTTCTAAGTTCTTAAGTGTTTCGTATCTCATACCCGGCCCTCCACATTTACATATATAAGTATGTTTATCAAGTACATAAGTACCCACATCACCGCATAGTACACAATCAGCCACAACTTTTATCTCCTGTGCTAGGGTCAATGAAACAAGCAGCGCCTTCTTCATCCTCTACAATCTTATTAAGTACACCAAAACGTTTGCCAGCTGAACGGAAGGTAGTGATACCTTTACATCCAGACTTCCAAGCATCAACGTACAGCCCCTTAAAGTCCTCCCATACCACATCATCACCCACATTGCAAGTCTTAGATACAGCTGAGTCAACATGTTTCTGTGCAGTAGAGAGGACATTCAAGTGTTCGTTCATTGTTACTTGTTCCGATATTTTTCCTTCGAGACCATAGTTAGAATAAGCATAGTCAGGTACGCTAACAATTTCTACTCCTTCATCTAAGTTAATAGTACGTTGTGTTTCTAAAGCAAACACTGGTTCAATCCCACTACTTACATTGTCTGCTGTTAAAGATATTGTACCAGCTGGGGCTATAGAAATCAAGTGTGAATTTCGTAGTCCATACTTACCAACTACCTCTCTGGTTATAAGATCAAGTCCTTTTATAAAGGGTGAGTTATGGTATGACCTAGCATCAAAAGCAGGGAAGACTCCTTTCTCTATAGCCAGCTCAGCTGAGTACATGTACGCTGTGTTCTTAAGCACAGACATTACTTCATCTAAGAACTCAATGCTACGCTCACTACCGTACTCCATCCCTAGTATCTCTGAAGCATTAGCAAAGCCTGTGATACCCATACCTATCCTACGTTTGTTTTTGGCCTCAGACTCTTGCTCTGGTAGTGGGAAGATAGTACGATCAATAACATTATCCATAGCACGTACTACATGAGGAATGTCTTGTTTAAATTGATTCCAGTTAAAGGTTCTGTCGTGCATATCTCCATCTATAATGTCTCTGTCTTTGATGTACTTAACTAGGTTAAAGCTACCAAGTAGACAAGCACCATAGGGCGGCAAAGGTTGCTCACCACATGGGTTAGTAGCAGCTATGTACTCACAGTACCTAAGGTTGTTCTGCTCATTGATAGTGTCAATGAACAACACACCCGGCTCAGCCCACTCCCATGTAGCCCTCATGATCTCATCCCACAAGGCAGAAGGATCAATAGTATCTACTACCTTACCTTCCCATACCAGATCAAAGGCTTCATCATTCTCTAGTGCTTCCATGAACGCATCAGTCACAGCCACAGAGATGTTAAAGTTCTTTAGTCTTCCATCGTTTTGTTTTGCCCTGATGAACTCTTCGATATCCGGGTGATCAACCCTGAGTACACCCATCTGAGCACCTCTACGATTACCCGCAGAGGATACAGTATTACAGACAGCATCATAGATATCCATAAAAGACACAGCTCCACTAGCCTTTGACCCAAGGGTTTGGATAGGTGCTCCTCTATATCGAAGAGTGCTGAAGTCATAGCCAATCCCACCACCTTTACGCATCGTCTTAAAGGCGTTAGTAGCACCATCCATGATGCCTTCAGTGGAGTCACTAATGGTTTGAGAAACAAAACAATTGAACGCCGTTGTCTTTCTAGGGCTACCAATAGCCGCTTGAACCCTACCCGCTGGTAAGAATCTTTGATCCAAGAAAATATTTTTAATCTTTTCACGGTGCTCTTCTCCATCATTAAGACCTCCTGCTAAACGTGTCATTGCTTCATAGAAAGACTCGTTAGGCCCTCTATATTTTTCTTTATGTATCTGCTCACTAATCTGTAGTGTTGGTCCGTAGTTCATTCTTCATATCCTTCATAGTCTAAGTCAGTCAACACATCAGAAAATAAATCAGGATCATCTTGTATTCTATCCCAAAACATATCAAGTATTGATCTTGCATCAAGCCCTAGTATTTCTACAATATCATGACGATCATAGTGTAGACACAGGCGGTCTAGTAACTCTTCATCGGTTATAATAAGACCATTTAGCATTACTTATACTCCTGCTTAAGTCTAGGTATACTGATAAACTCTGGATCATACGTTCCTTCGTTCACGTTTCGTTTTACTATCACGCCTCTCCACCATAAATCATTAGCCTCTCCTGCAAAGTCTGCAAAGTAATCTTGGAATACCCCAGCCATTAGACCTTGGATGTTCTTACCACTGCCTGTTGTACGTACAGAGTAGTCAAGGGTATGAAGATGACCAGAAGTACAGGACATATACTGCTTAGTTAGTAGAGAGTGAGCAGGGTGTTCTCCACTAATCGCTCTACCCATAACACCACTGGTATGGTAATGAGCATAGGCCACTCCATCGATGACCTTGATCCCGGGAGTAGCACCACGATAGGGGACAAACTCCCATCCAAACCTTTTATATTGTAAATCGTCCAGACTAATAATCCCGTCAAGCTTAGCTGCGTCAGTAGAAATAGCTCTGCTGATACGATGTTCATGGTTACCCTCCAACATATACATTTTAGGTTTACGTCTTTTAGCTTTCTTTAGAGGATATAACAATCTCTCTTGTGCGTCTATGGTAGCGTTAATATCATCTTTATAACGTCTGCCTTCAAAGCCTTGAGTACCTTTGTCGTAGCTACATAGGCTAGGTAAGTCTGCCATGTCTCCTAGGCAGATTACCTTGTCAGGTTTAAGATCCAGTATTAGCTTACCCAGATATTCAAAGCGTTTGTTATCGTGGTCTGGGTGAGCATGAGGATCAGGTATAACTAAATGCATCATCTCAGTGCTCCTTAGGTATGAATTTAATCCCAGCTATCTGGGCATTATAGTATAAACGGAAGTCTTCATCAAGTCTTTTAGTCAGCACATCACGTTTATGTTGAGTGTTTGCTTCACCGTAAACAAGACCTCCTCTTGTTTTATAGTTCTTAAGTATCTTAAACTCAAAAGTTTCTGCTCCACACATTTTAATATCTTCTTTAACGTACTTAGAAC